TTTTCTCGGCATTTTTTGGCCACATAACTCGTCAACTTGATGCCTTGACCACGCATGACAAGGAAGTTAATGGGAACACTACAAATCTTGGCCATCTCAATATATCCCGTCAAAATATCTGACTTATTAAATAAATAATGCACTAGATTGCAATCTTGAATACAATATTTGGCGATGATTGCGCGATCATCTGCGGTTCCATTTGTCATGCGGAAAATATCTTTTGGTGTAACATCATCCTTAGCTAAACACCAGCGAACTTTTTTAGAATTTAAATCAGGATTTACAATTCCTTCAATCATGAATTTTCCACATGACTTATCAACTGCGGTCACTTGATATTTTGCACCATCTGCATAATAGTCTACAGAATGACCAATTTCTTCAAAATGAACATAGCTACCCACCAATAATCCAGTCATATTGGTCGTTTTTATAGAACTGCAATTTTCGTCATCATGATCAAATGACTTTACAAAATCACCGATAAAATTTCCTGCTACATAATCTAACTTATAAGAAATCAAATTGGCTTCACGGCGATAAAAGTTGTATAAATCCACTTGAAGACGCCCATTCATTTTAATAAATCGCAAATCATGCTGACCACTTGCAATTTGTAGAGTACTTTCTTCTATTTTATATTTACCTGTAACAAAACCACATTCATTTCTTATAGGTGTCCCACAAATTTCGTCAACATTACGAGATAACTTCAAGAAATCTTCTACACAACCATTTTCTTCAGCTCTTCTAAACATAAACTCATAATCAAAACCAAATATATTATAACCAATAATAATATCTGGGTTTTCTCGTTGAACTAATTGTTGCCATGCAAGCAATACCTCTTTTTCTGTAGTATAACTTTCTACAACCGAATTATTTATAGGCATTTTAGAACATGTATTTAATGCAATACAATGACTAAAATAAGGTTCTGTATCACCATATTTCATAAAAGTAGAACCAATAAATGTGCATTTATCACCTTCCAACTTAGGAAACACTTTTTTTAATGACTCATTAAGTTCATTCAATTTTCCTTCACGCTCAAATTTTTTATCGCAGAGTATATCTACAATCGTTGCTTTTTTGTTGGTGTATAACTTTATATGGCTATTATATTCATTTTCGTCATCTTCGTCTAAAGCCATTTTTTCAAACAAATGTTCAATTTGATTTACTTCATCACTTGATTGCAAGTTTCTAACATTGGAATCTAACCATACTTCACATAAACTTTCTACATCTTTTTTGGATTTTGGTATAACTTTTGGATAAACCAAATCAATTTGTTCCATTTTTTCATAACCAAAAGCTGCAAGTACTATGCGACGCAAAATATTTTTACAAAGTTCTTTGGTTATATCCATTTTCAAATTATCAAAGTATTCTACAATGTTGGTCGCTAATTTTTTATAGCTCTTAATCGGAACAGGAAAGTCTCCATGACTACTACTTGCTTCAATATCAAAACTCATAATTTTATAAGGGACTCTAGTCTCTTTTTCATTAAGTGGAATAATATTTTTGTAATCTGTTTTAATTATATAATCACAATTTATCATTTTATCAGAAGTATCTGAATATTCAATTGTCTTTTTTTTAGGAACAGCCACCCATCCAGAAGGACTGATATCACGAATATGAAAGAAACGCAATAATGGCGGAATATTTGCCTCATACAATAGTAGATTTGTATCCTTGAATTTGTAGCCATTTTTTAACAAAGTATGTCCAGAGTTATAGTCGCTGTACCAAAGATTTTTTGCTTTATTAAATGCATTTAAGTTTGCAAATTCTAGAAATATAAATTTATATTCTTTTCCTCCGTCAAAACCATATAATTTTCTTCGTTTTATTATTTTACATTTTGTGATAGAATCTTCATAACGAGGTCCCATTTTTATTTTTAAATGCGCTAAGAACTCATCTTTTAATTTAATGTTCCATTTATCATCAGCCATTATATAAAAGAACGGACAAAACCCTTCTGCATTTAGAGAATATGTTTTTCCTTTTTCATCTACTCCAAACATTTGAATTGCAAAACAAGATGTATCTTTATACACATTTGTGTTTCCATCATCCGAAGAAGTGCATGTTTGTGCATCATTATAAACATTAAAGTCAAAAAGTCTAAAAACGTGTTCCATTGATATTTGAATATTATAATTTCTGTTTATTTCATTTATTTACATTCAATTTTTTTATGTATTTTTATAATTTATATTGTATACACATATATTTATAATATGGTCCAGGCTATTGCAGTGTTTACTGATAAAGTAAAAGGATATGTTACCTTTACAGAAGAGAATGATAAAATACGAATAGACTTAAACTTAACCGGATTAAAATCCAGGTCTGAACACGGGTTTCATGTACACGAAGCAGGTGACTTAACGGATAGTTGCACAAGTATGTGTGCACATTTTAATCCATATGGTAAAACTCATGGATGTCCTGGTATGAGAAATAGACATGTTGGTGATTTAGGGAACATAAATACTGACTCAAAAGGACACGCGAAGTATTCTTTTTTTGATGATGTTATTAAACTTAGATGAAATAAGTGTAATAGTATTGGAAGAGGTTTAGTTATTCACGCAGACCCTGATGATTGTGGACAAGGTAATAACCCAGATAGTTTACACCCTTGAAGATTTAAAATGGGACAAAACCCACTAAAAATCAACAAGGTTTGCCTATTTCAAGGCATGTAAATTTTGATTTTACTGGCTCGTCTAAACCAGTTGAAGTATTCTTGCTTCTGGATAAATAATTTGGTCTTTCTTTATTATTTACCGCATTATAAGCAATCTTATAAATATTTGTAGCACCATTAACATCTCTATTCCAATAACCGCATCCGTTTTTACAACAAATCAGTCCATGAACTAAAACATTACCGCTTCTAAATGGTTTTGGATTTTCCCTAACCATTGTCTTTTTACAAATACCTATTTCACATTTGGAACATCTACACGATGTCCTGAATTCATCTACTAAATATGTTTGAAATCCTGCTTTTCTAAACAAAGTTCGCATTCCTTTTCCTTTGGTTGCTTCTTTGAATTTCATATGTTGTTTCTGTTCGTAATCACCAAAACAAACAACTACATCTTTTTCATTACCAAAAATGCGTTTGAAATTGTTAATCATTTTTTGTTCGCTTTTCTTGGTATTTCTATAACTTTGTAATCGTAATTTCCTGAAAATATATTTTTCATAAAATGCAAACAACAAACCATTTATTTCACTCTTCTTTTGAATATATTCCTTAAATTTTATTATGTTAAGTGATTTGCGGTTTAATTTTGATAATTCAGTTTCCCATTCTATAATTGTTTTACCATTCATTTTTTCCTTTTTCAATTCAAGTTGTATTTTTGAATACTTCTTTTTCTTGGTTTCTTTTCTGCGTTGGTCTTGTGAATATCTATATTTGTTTGCATATGTATTATCAGCATCCACACAATAAATTAAATCACATAAACCAGGGTCTATTGCTACAATTTTTTTGTTTTGTAATTGTGTATAATCGGTTAGTTCATCAATATATGTTTCACAAGATAACCCCTTTTTCATCATCGGTAGCCGTTTTCCTATTAAATCCTTACGCAATAGCAATAAAGTGCAACTTATTCCATCTGTTTCTATCATATGATGAAATTCGTAATATTTTTTATGAAACATCTTTCGTTCGGTTCTAAAAAAGAACTCCCATATTTTATCTTCGTTTCGTTTCAAATTTCCTTTTGTTAAATATTCGCTTTTAATTCCTTGTTTTTTCGTCATAAGAAGATGAACTAATGTAGTTGTATCTATTCTTATATGTTTTGGTATTATTTCACTATGCATAGGAAATGAATTACTATTTGTTTGTTCTTCTTTTTCAACTTGTTTCATCATAATAATCATACAAGGAAAATAATCAAAAGGACTACACATTAAATCATAAACAATATTATTCTTTTTATATGTAGATTTATTTGGTGTAATAAATTGTTTTTGTCGGTTTATCCAATTATGATACATGGTATGTGATTTATAATTTTTAGAACCTTCGGCAACATTCAATAAATCGGTTTTGATTTTTCGCAACTGACTACATAAATTATTTACTCGTTGTTCCTTTTCTTTTTGTGTAATATTCATTTTCCTTATTTTATTTACTATAAATTTCTTTTTCCAAACAACATTTACATATCGTTCCACATATTCTACATAATGAAATTTGAGGTTATTCTCATACATCGTAAGAATATCAATAGTAAGATAATCTAAAATGGTATTCATATGAGTATAATCCAAGTTTTCATTTTGAATAAGCGGTTGAAAATCGGATTTGTAAAATGCACTCAAAGTATCTTTTAATTCTTTGATTTCTTTTTTAGGTGGTCTTCCAGTTGCTTTTTCATTACACAATATTTTCATACAAGAATTAATGAATTCATCATTAATGGTTGGTAATTTATTATGCTTATCATAATGGTCTAATAAAAAAAGTTTCATAAACATTAAAGTTTGAATAACAATTTTGTTACACTTGATGACAGCATTTGTAATTTTTGGTAAATTTACATCAGGATGTTTCAAGACACTTTTCAAGGAAATTTTAATTCCTTTGAAAAAGTCGGTTGGCGGATTAACTTCCTTTTCCATCCTTATACTATTCCTAAAGATTTTATTTTAAGTAGTTTTCGCTAAATATAATAAAATTGAAATAAATTAAATATAATTATTTATAAATATAATACTATGGAAAATATAAATATTACTGAAAATGAAATATATGGTTTTATATATTGTATATCATTTCCTAATGGAAAAAAATATATAGGACAAACTACTAAGTTAGTAGAAGAAAGAATTAAAGAACATATTATAGTTAGTAAAACAGATGCACAATATTTATTATCTAAAGCAATACGAAAATATGGCGAAAATTCAATTGAATATAAATCAATAGATAATGCGTGTAATCGTGATGAACTAAATCAATTAGAAATACAATATATAATATTTTATGATACACATTACTTAAAAGGTTATGGATATAATATGACTGACGGAGGTGAAGGTGTTACTGGATATATCCATACTGAAGAAACTAAAAAATTAATGTCGTCCAAATCAACATTATATTTTAGTAATAGTTCAATTCGTGATACTAAATCAATAGAGGTAAAAAAATATTTTGAAAATCCAGAAAATAAATTAAGATTAAGCGAACAAATAAAATCATATTATATTAAACATCCAGAAGCACGTGAAAATATGTCTACAAAAATGACTGAATATTATTCAAATCCAGAAAATAGATTAAAGCAATCAAATAAACGACAAGAATATTTTTCAAATCCAGAAGCACGTAAAAATATGTCTTTAAAAATGAGTGAATATTTTTCAAATCCAGAAAATCGTAAAAATATGTCTAATACTAAAAAAGAATTTTATAAAAATAATCCAGAAATATTAAAACAACAAAGCGAAAGAATGAAAGAAAAACATAAAAATAATCCAGAAATATCAAAACAACATAGCGAAAGAATGAAAGAATATTATAATAGTCCAGAAATTCGTAAAAAATTAGAAGAACAACATATAAAAACATTATATAAAAAAGTTATGAAACAATTGTTAAACCGAAAAACTAAATTACAAAAAAGTATAAGAGGACCACCGAAACCTTTTGATGTTTATTATAATGAAAAACATATTGGAACATTTGATTATGTCCCATTTGCTATTGATTTCTTAAAAAAAAATAAAAATATAAATATCAATGGTCATTATATTAGAAAAGTATTATATGGTGAAAGAACCCATACACACGGATATATATTTAAATATATTTAGATGTTAAATTATATTAAAAGTATATTTCTGTGTCCTTATATGCTTTCCGTTTTCTGTAAAATGATAATCTAAACTTTCCATATTATATTTTGATTTTATAAAATGTTTTATTATTGATAACCATGGGCGTTTAATTTTAGTTGGCTCTCCTACTGCCTTAATCCCATTAAATGAAAACCATTTTCGTATTTCAGGTATTAATTTCATTATTTGCTTTTGGATTTCTTCATTATTATCTAATTCATACAAAGTGTAGGTGTTCTTATTTTCCAAATCTAAAATGGTTATTATTTTGTCTATTATTTCATCTTGTTCTTTTTTATATAATTCACTTTTTAATCGCATAATGATTGACTATATACTTAAACCATCTAATTTTTAAGTATATTATTTATAATTTTTTAATTTACGCCTTCTCGTTGATGGTTTTCTGTGTAATTTTATTCCTTCTTTCAAATTGTAAGCATGTTCAAAATAATTTCTATAATTTTCAGGTTTTACCTTTTCAATTGCTTTATTTACATTATTTTCTAATTGTTGGTAATTTTCAACATTTCTATTCTTTTTCATGTATGTTTTGACTTGGTTAAAGTATTCTTCTATGGCGTCCGTCTTTGGTGTATAAGGGATGCGAAATAAATAATCATTACCACTTTTGATAATCGCATTTTTGATTAGTTCGTTATTATGACTTCCTGCATTATCCAAAATTATAAGATGGTCTTTGTATTTGGGGAAAATATTTTTTTCTAAAAAAACTAATAATCTTTCTTTTGTCATGCCACCTTTTTCATACAATTCTTTACCTACCCATTTTGAATTATTTATTGCTACTAATAAAGTAAATTTACGAAATACAAATTGACTTGTAGTTTTTATTACACAACGCCTACCTAAATTACATCTACTATTAGTTGATTTTAACGCAGAACCAACACTTGTTTCATCTAAACAAATAATCTTATTTATTGGAAATTGTTTTACCTTATTATAAAATTTATCTA